AAAAAATAGTTAGCTGGGTTCTGCGTACGCAGGTCATCCATCTCGGTGAGGTACTCCTCGATGTTGGCGCTTAGCTCAGGCGGTAGGTGAGGCGTTAAGTCCTCAACGATGCCATCGTTCCATGTGACAGTTAGCTTGACCTCCACGATGGCGTGGGTGTATTTGCTGTGTGGTTCTCTTTTCATTTTGCTTCTCCTTGTAGGCAGTTTGAGGATGGTCGGCGGCATTGCCCAAGCGCCGTGACCGAGGGGAATTAACAAAAACGAATGGGGAAAGTTTTCCCCGTTGTAAGAGCTGACACTGGTCGAGCGTGTCAGCCCAAATCTAAGGTGTTCCATGTTGCGGGTACTACATCGTGTGGTTGCATAGCTTCAATAATCTTGAGAGCTTTCTTTATGCGTCGCATCTTGTCTTCTCGCTCATCGGTTGGTGCGACTATGTGTTTGCGCTCGATGGTGTCCAGCTCTTTAAGCGTAGCCTTCAATAATCTTAGCTTTGCCTTGGCGTGCTGATCGAGCAGCATTGTGCGTTGGAAGGGTAGTTTGCGTTTGGCTTTCGACTTGTGCGGTAGGGCGTAGAACGCCTCAGCTATGGGCGTCTTGATTCGATGTGGCACCCAGTCAGTCCAGTGCTCGCCATCGTTGGGTAGGTTCTTGTCCTTTGCCATCTGCATGGGTGTCTGCTCGAGCTTACGCGCAGGGTGTGCGAACCTGCTCAATAACTTCTCCATCACGGCAATGTACGCATCGAACGCATCAACCCTTTGCTCATCATCAAGATCGTACTTACGCCCAACCTTGGCGCTGTTGAGTTCGTAGCGTAGCGGTTTGAGTACGTTGTCCCATGCAAGCTTGCGCTGATGGCGTGTGATCTTGTCGACACGCTTGGCTTCCTTCATCTGGGCGACTGTGTCCTTGATGTACGTGATCTCAGACGGGTGTAGTTTGCGCTTCAATAATCTTTGATGAAGCTCGTTGGGCGTGAGTGGGAGGTATGTTTCGTACATGATTATTGATCCTTGAAAAGTAGAGGTGGACATTTTACCCCGAATCTGTCTTGCGTATAACGGAGCGGACAATTTGGTAGACAGGCTGTAGCCCGCATGAATACTCGCTTTCTTGGTAAATGTGTCACGCTATCTACCTTTTTGGCGGAGAGCACTTGGGCTTCCAAAAAAATAAAAGTCCAAGCAAAAGAAAAAGAGCTCACCCCCATAAATATACATCTATATATATATATATATATTAAAAAGATAGATAGATTGCCACTTTTTTGAGCCACGCTAGTATTCATGCGGGTTGCGAGGTGTCTGCGTGTTTGTCCAGTACGCAATAGGCACGGACATCGTGAAAAAACCTGAAAAAGAGCTTCAATAATCTTGAAGGATAGTGCAGGTTGTGCAGGATAGTGCAGAACGGGGAGAATTTTCCCCATTCAAGAGAACAAGTCTTGTTGCTTTGGCTGTTTGTCGAGCCATTCAAAGAACGCATCATCGGTGCTAAACACCATGCCACGCTCGCTCAGCCTCTTGTTGAAGACGTAGACAACGTAGTTGCTGCCTCCATTGGGGTAGTGGTATTGCAGGTGATACTCGTTAGCGCCAAGCTTGACGATGCCTACTTCTTTGGTGCGGTATTGGTTGAATAGTTGGTACATGATTAGCTCCTTGAGATTATTGAGAGATTGCGTGTGAACGCATTGGACAAGATTTGAAACAGCGGGCAAGCCCCATGCTTGCACCGCCTTGGAAGAACGGGGAAACTTTTCCCCATTGTGATTATTGAAAGCTGACAGCATCACGCAACTGAGACAACAAAGCGTTGAACTCATCACGTGTTAAGCCTGCGTCAATAATCTCTGCGGTGATGCTTGACACCAGCTTCTTGGGAACTACGACTGGCTCTTTGCTACCGCTACTGCCTGCCTTGCCACAGATGCCGACAACAAGATCATAAAGATCACGCTTGGCGTTCTCATAGTTCTCTGCACTAGAGTCGAACACCTTGCTACCCTTTGCCTTGCCCTCGCCATCGACAAGCTTGACTGTCCAGAACTTGCCCACAAGTGGCATGAGTGTTGCCCGCACAGCCTCACGTGACTTGCGCTTGAGCTCCTTCGTGAGGTCTACGAGGGCTTGTGCCTTAGAGACCTTGGACTTGCAATACAGATTTACATTGGTTTGAACTGACATGACTATCTCCTTGAGTTGAATGGGGAAAACTTTCCCCGTTGTTGGCTAGCACTATTGCTAATCAACACTTTCAGTATCCATATGGGGGGTTTGGGACAGGTCATTTTGGTATCCCCGAACCCCACCCATCCCCCACCCCACCTTGTAGAGTCGGAGTCCCGTAGCGCACATGAACACTGTTCCATAGCCGCAAATCCAATTTTTCAAATTCCCAGCGCCAGCACCCCACCCCCCATAAAAATTTTAAAAAATTCAAAAGTACCATGTCAAACGTTGGACACGGCATAATAAAAAAGACCCCCGGACATCTGCAGACGTTCCGGGGGCACAAGGAGGTTTCCCTCAAGGAGAAGCAATGAACAAGAAAACTTGCACCACTGCCGGAAATAAGTGTACACTATTACTAACGAGGCAACAAGTACGACGCCAGTACTAACCCTACGCAATGCTAGAACATTTGATTAACGGCGAGTTTCATCCAGAGGTGGTCGACGCCACTGCGGGAGTAGTGCCTTTCGAAAAAGTAGATCCAACCACAACGATTGACGCCAAAGTCAAAACCGCACAATGGCTCAAAGACTTAGAGTTGGAAGATGAAGAGATCGAGACCAAGGCAGAAGCAGAAGCCGCACGTAAATCATTTGCATCAATGGTGACAGGGCAGTCTGTTGCAACAACGCAACAAGCACTAGCTAACATAAAGGCGCCAGCAGCAGTACAGCATTTGGTCGGGATGCTCACAGCTTACGATTGGGCGTTTGTCGAGCAGGCCAAGGAGCTCAGGGGTTTTGCAGTAGCTAAGATCCTTGAAGAAGTTGAACACCCAGATGCCCGCATACGCCTGAAGGCGCTTGATATGCTCGGTAAGGTCACCGAAGTGGCGCTGTTTACAGAGCGCATTGAAGTTAAGAAGACCGAGATGTCGGACGTGGAGTTAGAAGCCCGCATTAAAGACAAGCTCAACAGATTCATGGGTGTGATTGATGTTGTAGACGTTGTGGAAGATAAAGATGAAGCCTGAGAACTTCACAACGCTGAGCAAAATTGAGCTAGAAGCTATGGCTAAAGCGCTCCCGCACATGTCAGTGGCCGAGAAGATGGAGTTGTTTGAGGACTTAGAGCTTCGTGAGGCACGCGCCAGACTGCAGGCGGCTAAAACAAACATGCTGGGCTTTGCTACTGCGGTATATCCGGGCTTTAAGATAGGCCCCCACCACAGAAAACTAGCCAAAATCTTCACAGATGTGGTTGAGGGTAACAAAAAGCGCGTGATTATCAACATCGCGCCTCGTATGGGTAAGTCTGAGTTCAGCTCTTACCTGTTTCCTGCGTACTTTCTAGGTAAATACCCTGAGAAGAAGATCATCATGGGCACGCACACTGCGGGTTTGTCAGAGGATTTCGGTCGTCGGGTGCGAAATCTGTTGGATTCGGAGGAGTATCGTGCAGTTTTCCCCCAAACAATGGTGGCAGATGACCAAAAGGCTGCTGGTAAATGGTCTACAAGTGCTGGCGGTCAGTATTATGCTGCTGGTGTCGGGGGCGCTCTTGCTGGTCGTGGTGCTGATCTGTTCGTTATTGACGATCCACACTCGGAACAAGACGTAAAAACCAACTCACGGCTGGCTTTTGATACCGCATGGTCGTGGTTTCAGACGGGCCCCTTGCAGCGTTTGATGCCGGGCGGTGCGATCATCGTCATTATGACTAGGTGGTCTTTGCTTGACTTGACTGGGCGCCTGATTGACTACCAAGCTAAGAACCCAGAGGCTGTGCCTTGGGAGATTGTGGAGCTGCCGGCCATCCTCAATGAAGATACAGAGGACGAGAAGTCACTTTGGCCAGAGCAGTGGCCTCTGGCGTCTCTTAAGTCCACGAAAGCGTCGATTGACCCACGGTATTGGAACGCGCAGTACATGCAGCAGCCCACGTCTGAGAACTCAGCCGTCATTTCGCGCAGGATGTGGCGTAGCTGGGAGAAGGATGATCCTCCAACGTGTGACTACATCATCCAGTCGTGGGACACGGCGTTTGAGACCAAGAACAACTCGGACTATTCAGCATGCACAACATGGGGGGTTTTTTACAATGAGGAAGAAAACGACTCGCCTCAGCTTATCTTGTTGGATGCTTTCAAAGACAGGATGGCTTTCCCTGAACTCAAGGCCGTTGCGCTTAAACACTACAAAGAGTGGGAACCCGACGCGTTCATTGTGGAGAAAAAAGCAGCCGGTGCTCCACTGATACAAGAACTCAGAGCCACTGGCATACCGGTGCAGGAGTTCAGCCCGTCAAGGGGCAACGATAAGATGGTGCGTGTGAATGCGGTTGCAGATTTATTTAGCAGTGGTAAAGTCTGGGCACCCGACACACGCTGGGCACGGGAAGTAATTGAAGAGATAGCGGCGTTCCCCGTTGGGGAGCACGACGACTATGTGGATACGACAACACAAGCGCTATTGCGGTACAGGCAAGGTGGGTTTATTGCTCTCGACTCAGACGAGAAAGAAGACCGGCTGTATGGCTACGGGCGCAAAGCGGCATACTACTGATGACTACACAGAAGTTCATGGGCAAGAACCAACTGATCGACCGACTGGCCGCGCAGATGGGATCGCGTGACGCAGCTTTGGATGTACTGCGCCAGCGTGGACATGTTGATGCACAGGGAAATTTGACAGAAGCCGGTAAAAAGCGCGATGCTATGACGGCTGAAGAACGCGCTCTTGACAGAGCAAGCCAACGCACAGGTAAGAAACCGTCGGCCTTTAAATACGACCCCAGCACAAACCGTGCAACTTTGAGAAAGAAATTCTGACATGGCTACCAATATCGACAAAGCGCTGTACCAACAACCTGTGGGCATAGACGCACTTGCAGAGCAAGAGTCCCCACTTGAGATCGAGATCGTTGATCCCGAAGAAGTCACCATCGGCATGGACGGTATGGAGATCAGTCTGACACCCGGGGGCGATGATACGGAAGAAGGCTTTGACGATAACCTCGCCGAGTACGTTTCTTCTGGTGCTTTGCAGTCCCTTGCTGGTGACTTGGCTGGGGACATAAGTAACGATAAAGCCTCACGCAAAGAGTGGGAGAAGTCTTACGTTGAGGGTTTGAAACTGCTTGGCCTTCAGATCGAAGAGCGTACAGAACCTTGGAACGGCGCATGCGGCGTGTTCCACCCCATGATTACAGAAGCGGTTGTTCGCTTCCAAGCCGAGACAATCACTGAGACGTTCCCTGCTCGCGGCCCTGTACGTACAAAAATCATTGGTAAAGACACTCCTGAGATTCGTGAGAAAGCGGCTAACGTCGAAGAAGACATGAACTTTGAGCTGACGGAGAACATGGTGGAGTTCCGCGCTGAGCACGAGCGCATGTTGTGGTCACTGCCAGCCACAGGTTCAGCGTTTAAGAAAGTGTACTTTGATCCCAATTTGGGACGTCAAGTCTCGATGTTTATTCCTGCAGAAGACATCATCCTCCCATACGGCGCAACAGATCTAGATACGTGCCACCGCGTTACGCATGTGATGCGCAAGACCAAGAACGAGATTTTGAAACTGCAGCAGTCAGGGTTTTATCTTGATGACGTCGAGTTGTCTGATCCCACACGCGAGCAGACAGAAATTCAGAAAGCCAAAGATAAAGAGACGGGCTTTAGTGACCTGAATGATGAGCGCTACATACTGCTTGAGTGCCACGTTGACCTAGACCTTGAAGGTTATGAGGACGAGGACGAAGAGGGTGAGAAGACGGGTATCATGTTGCCGTACGTTGTGACAATTATCAAAGGCACAAACGACATCTTGTCAATTCGTAGAAATTGGAAAGAAGACGATGACCTCAAACTCAAGCGCCAGCACTTCGTCCACTACCAGTACATCCCCGGCTTCGGAGCCTACGGTTTTGGTTTGTTCCACCTCATCGGCGGTTTCGCCAAATCTGCGACATCTCTCATGCGCCAGTTGGTGGATGCGGGCACATTGTCGAACTTACCGGGTGGACTCAAGTCCCGTGGCCTTCGGATTAAAGGTGATGACACACCGATTGCCCCCGGCGAGTGGCGAGATGTAGACATTGGTTCTGGCAACATTCGGGACAACATCCTGCCCCTGCCATACAAAGAGCCAAGCGCTACGCTGTACAACTTGCTCAACAACATCGTTGAAGAAGGCCGCCGCTTCGCAGCTACGTCTGACATGAAGGTTGCCGACATGAGCGCAAACGCGCCCGTGGGTACAACGCTTGCGTTGTTGGAGAGACAATTAAAAGTCATGTCTGCTGTGCAGGCTCGTGTGCACTTTGCATTGAAGCAAGAGTTGAAACTCTTGAAGAACCTGATCCGTGACTACACTGATCCAGACTACACATACGATCCAGAGTATGGCAACCGCAAAGCCAAGCAAGCGGACTATGACTTGGTGGACGTAATCCCTGTGTCTGACCCCAATGCGGCAACGATGAGCCAGCGCGTGGTGCAGTACCAAGCTGTGATCCAGATGGCGCAGATGGCTCCGGACATTTACAACTTGCCAGAGTTGCATCGCGGGATGCTGGACGTGCTGGGTATTAAAAACGCTGACAAGCTGGTGCCAATTGAGGACGATCAGAAACCGATTGACCCCGTGCAAGAAAATCAAAATGCGCTCAAGGGCACACCGCTCAAAGCGTTCTTGCACCAAGACCATCAGTCACACATCCAAGTGCACATGATGATGTTGCAAGACCCGATGATTCAACAGTTCATCGGCCAGAACCCACAGGCCCCCAAGATTATGGGAGCGCTTACTGCGCACATTGCAGAGCACGTTGGCTACAAAATGCGCCAGCAGATCGAGCAGCAGTTGGGTATGCCCCTGCCGCCCGAAGACGAGAAGTTGCCACCACAAGTTGAGATTGCGCTCTCAGGCATGATGGCTCAAGCAGCCAATCAAGTGTTGCAACAGAACCAAGCGCAAGCTGCCCAGCAGCAAGCTCAGCAACAAGCACAAGACCCAGTCTTGCAGCTTCAGATGCAGGAGTTGCAGATCAAACAAGGCGAGTTGGAGCTCAAGAAACAGAAGATGATGATCGACGCCGCCGCTGCTTCCGACAAGCAATCGTTGGAAGAAGAAAAAGTCAAAGGCAATTTGGAGTTGGAATCTCTTAGAGTTGGTGCCCAGATCAACGAGAGCAAGAACAAACAACAGTTTGAACAAGAACGTGCCGGTGTCCAGATGGGCGCCGACATCGCAAAGAGCAAAGCCCAAATGGGCATGCAAGCACGTACTGCAGCCCTGCAGCACGCATCAAGAAACCAGCCAAGAAACGAGCCTAAATCATGATCCAAGAATTCGCACGCGTATTGCGCGAAAAATTACGCACTGACATGAACAATTATGCCGACGACCTCGCGGGCGGCTCATGTCGCTCTTTCGAGGAATATCAAAAACTCTGTGGTGTTATTTCGGGTCTAGCACTCGCAGAGCGTTATCTAATTGACCTGCTGCAGAAAGTTGAAGAATCAGATGAGTAATCTTGATTTGTCCCCCGGTGCTTTTGCACTGCCTGAAATGATCGAGCCAATGGCGGCACCCGCTCCAGAAGCTACGGATGAAGAAAAAGCACGACAACTACCCGACCCCACAGGTTGGAAGCTTTTGTGCGCTGTGCCAGATGTCTCTGACAAGATTGAAGGTACTGATTTGTACAAACCGACAGCCACTATGCGTCAAGAAGAGCACTCAACAACTGTGCTGTTTGTGATGAAAGTTGGCCCAGATGCGTATAAAGACCCCGCCAAGTTCCCCGCAGGAGCATGGTGCAAACAAGGTGATTTTGTGCTTGTACGTACCTATTCCGGTACGCGAGTCAAGATCTACGGCAAAGAGTTCCGTCTCATCAACGACGACCAAGTTGATGCTGTTGTGCAAGACCCTCGTGGAATAACCCACGCTTGAAGGAGTAAAAATGGCTGAACCATATAAGTTCCCAGACGAAATTGAAGACAAGAATCCACCCGAGATTGAAATTGAGGTGGAAGGCGAAGTCGACATAGAAATTGAAGACGACACGCCTGAACGTGACAGGGGCCGCAAGCCCTTGGACAAAGAAGTTCTTGATCCAACTGACGAAGAAATCGAGTCGTACTCCGACAAGGTGAAGAACCGAATCAAAGAGTTGACACACGCCCGTCACGACGAGCGACGAGTCAAAGAAGCCACGATGCGGGAGAAACAAGAGCTTGAGCGTCTTGCACAACATCTTGTAGAAGAGAACAAAAGACTTAAACAAAACGTGTATACTGGGCAGGAAGCAGTAATTGAGGGTGCTAAACAGCGTGCCGACTCCGAACTGGATATGGCGCGTCGCAAACTCAAAGAAGCCCAAGAATCGTTTGACACGGACGCCATCATTGAAGCTCAAGAAGCTGTGATGGATGCCAAAATAAAAGTCGAACAAACAAAAAATTATCGTCCTGCCCCTTTACAGGAAGAGAATTTTGAGGTACAAACTCAACAAACCCAGCCTTCAAGGGCTGAACCGGACGAAAAAACGCTGCGCTGGCAGGCTAAAAACCAGTGGTTCGGGTCACAAGGGTTTGAAGAATACACCAGCTACGCACTAGGGCTGCATCAGAAGCTAGTCACAAACGGGGTTGACCCCCGCTCTGAAGAATACTTCGAGCAAATTGATGCTCGCATGAGGTCGACGTTCCCTGATATTTTCAGTGGATCACGAGACAAAAGGTCTGGTGAGGCAGTTAGAAAGCCTTCCACGGTAGTTGCTTCTGCGTCTCGTTCTACGAGTGCAGGAAAGGTGAAGCTAACTACAACGCAAGTTGCGTTGGCTAAAAAGTATGGACTAACCCCGCAGCAGTATGCTGCTGAAGTGATGAAACTGGAGAGACAGAATGGCTGAAACACAAGACCGCACACAACGTGATTTAAAAACACGCGAAAAACAAACTCGATACGTTTACAAACCGTCGAGTACCCTGCCCGATCCGACACCTGACCCTGATTTTGAGTTTCGCTGGGTAGCGACACACATTTTGGGACAAGCTGATCCAACCAACGTGTCTCGTAAGACTCGCGATGGCTGGGTACCGGTGAAGGCAGTAGACCATCCAGAATTGATGCTTGAAGGTAATGCAGTAACAGGTAACGTTGAAATTGGTGGACTCATGCTTTGCAAGATTCCCAAAGAAAAATTGAAAGCGATGTCTGAATACTACAACGGTCAAGCTCAAAACCAGATGGACTCAGTGGACAACCACTTCATGCGAAATAATGACCCAAGGATGCCGTTGTTTTCCGACCGCAAGTCGACTTCAACACGCGGAGCTGGGTTTGGTTCTGGTTCTAAATAAACATAGGAGTCTTAAATGGCATATCCAACTATTGATGCCCCATATGGGTTTAAACCCATTAATCTGATTGGTGGTCAAGTTTTTGCTGGTTCAACACGGAATATTCCAATCCAGTACAACTTTGGCACCAATATCTTCTACGGTGATATCGTAGGTCAATCGCGTGGTTTCATTACACGTTCAACTGTTACCACTGGTGGTAGCGCTGTAACCGGCTCTGCTGGTAACGGCACAGTTGGTGTGTTTTTGGGCTGTTCGTTTACCGACCCAACCACCAAGCAAAAACGTTTCAGCCAATATTGGCCCGCAAACACTTTGGCTGGTGACGCAGTTGCTATCGTGACTGATGATCCTGACACATTGTTCCGTGTGGCTGTTGTTACCGCTGCTGGTGGTACAACCATTGGTTCTATTGCACGTTCCGACGTCGGTATGAACGTACAAGGCTCTGACTTGGCTGGTTCTACTGCATCTGGTAACTCTTCCAACGGTATCGTTGCTGCTACAGCAGCCGCTACTTCAACATTGCCAATCCGCATCGTTGACGTAGTGCCCGATACAGCTATTGTTGCTACTGCAACATTGGCAAGCGGTGGTGGTACTACCAGCTTGGTGGTGACTAGTTTGAGCAGAACATTGCCTTTGGGTACAGACGTTGCTTACTTGGCCGCTAACGGTCAATTGATTGGTGTAGGTTCACGTGTTTCTTCTGCTGTTACGGGCACAGGTTCACAGACAATCTCTATCAACGCACAAGCTGCGACAGTTAACTCACCCACCGGTACCGCCTCAACAGGTATTACTATCCCAGCAAACAGCACTATGGTGTTCACGATTTACCAAGAAGCAATTGTAAAATTCAACTTTGGTATCCATGAGTACTATAACAATACTAACCAAGCGGTTAACGTTTAAGGAGTAACTCAAAATGGCTATTTCACGCGCACAACTACTTAAAGAGTTACTCCCCGGCCTAAACGCATTGTTTGGTTTGGAGTACGCTCGTTACGGCGAAGAGCACAAAGAAATCTACGAAACAGAGAAATCTGAGCGTAGCTTCGAAGAAGAGACAAAACTGTCTGGCTTCTCTGCTGCTCCCGTCAAGAACGAGGGTTCCGCCATTGCTTATGACAATGCGCAGGAAGCTTTCACGGCACGTTACAACCACGAGACTATTGCTCTGGGCTTCTCCATCACGGAAGAAGCTGTGGAAGATAACTTGTATGACAGCCTGTCTGCTCGTTACACCAAAGCTTTGGCTCGTGCCATGTCTTACACCAAGCAGGTTAAGGCTGCGTCTGTTCTAAACAACGGTTTCTCTGCCGCTTATACCGGCGGTGACGGCGTTGCTTTGTTCAGCACGGCACACCCTTTGGTTAACGGCGGTACTAACGCTAACACACCATCTACTCAGTCTGACTTGAACGAAACGTCGTTGGAAAACGCTGTTATTCAAATCGCAGCTTGGACTGATGAGCGTGGATTGCTGATTGCTGCTAAACCACGTAAGTTGATTATTCCACCTGCACTGATGTTCGTTGCAACTCGTTTGCTCGAGACTTCTTTGCGTGTTGGTACAAACAACAACGACATCAACGCGTTGAAAAACAACGGTTCTATCCCTGAAGGTTACACAGTTAACCACTTCTTGACAGATACGAACGCATGGTTCTTGACAACTGATGTACCTAACGGTTTGAAGCACTTTGAACGTACCCCCCTGCAAAACAGCATGGACGGCGACTTCGATACAGGCAACGTCCGTTACAAGGCCCGTGAGCGTTATAGCTTCGGCTGGTCTGATCCATTGGGCATTTTTGGCTCATCCGGCTCATTCTGATATACGCAACTTGCGTACTGAGGCCACTTTCGGGTGGCCTTTTTATTGTCATAAAGTTAAACTACGATGGACTTGCGGTCACGGTGGCCGCATAAACACAGGGGTACATTATGAAATTTGAAATGGAATTTGGTTACTTTGGTAACAACAAGTTGTCTATTGAAACAACTGATTTTGATATGATTCAGATTTTTCAAGAATTCGTGCAATTTCAGGAAAACTACGGTTGGGCGGTTGAGTACATTGCCGTGCCTGATGACGAGTTTGAAGACGAAGACGAAGACGAAGACGACA